AGGTTCCGACTGTCAGCCCGGCGCCGTTTTTAATCTGCACTTGCGACAGGTTGTCCGGAGTAAGCAGCTCCCATGTGGCCAGCATCTCCGCCTGGTCAGCAGACAACACCTGTAATGCTCCCAGGCTGCCTCCAGCCTCCAATTCTTTCTCTATTCCATTTTTCAAAATCAGTTTGTCTTTTTTCATTTTTCCTATCTTCCTTTCTTTTTGTTAAGTTGCTCGGTTAAATTGTTATTTTTATTTCCAGCTCACCCATGATAAATCATTACAAACACGGCTATAAAGTGTTCCGGAATCGTCAAGTGCTATTTGTCCCAACGTGCCCCCACCCCTTTTCATAACAATAATGTAACCATTATATGCGCTAGGGATATTTTTAGACAGATTTGAATACCTATGTACGCCAGAATAAATCGCATTCAAATCCGTCTGTTCGACTGGTTTGTTTTCCAAATTGAAAGAATCCTGTTTCATCTCGCCATTTAATTGAGTATATTTGTTCATTAAATCTGTCAATCTCTGGTCAATTATTGGCCCCAGCGCACCGCTCAATACAGTCCCTACTTCCGTTGCAAGCAGATTGTTTACTATATTACTTTTAGCAATAAGCTCATTTATTACTTTATTGGCGACAGCATCAATCAAAGCCTGTGTGGTACTTTCCCCCAGGGCGTCAACCACAAGTCCATAGGTATCTGTCGCCTTGACGCTACCGGCTGTACCGTCAAACCCGCCGAACCCCTCCGCTATCTGCCTGGCCTCGGCAGCACTGGCGGCCGCATTTGTTTCTGATTGTGCAGCCGCAGTCTTAGATCTGTCCGCGGCTGCCTGGGAACCGGCTGCCTGGGTGGCTGAAGTTGCTGCTTCCGCTGCTTTCCCTGTTGCTGTAGTGACCGCTGCCTGGATGCTATCAACGGCAGCTTGTGCGTTATGGGCGGCACTGGCTGAATCTTCAGCCGCCTGGTTCACGTTCTGCACCGTATCGTTTACGGTCCCCTGTATTTTTTCAAAGGCTGCCACGTTTGCCTGACGGACGTCTTTTCCGTATGCCGCCGTTTTCCAGTTTTCTATTTCTTGACTCAGGTCAATATTTTCAACCGCCATGCTTATCCCTCCTTATCAACACATCCCTGGGCGTACTGCATCAAGGCCGTTGCATTGTCAATCATATCCTGGTTAACTAAGATTCGGTCAAGCCTGGCGTTATCCTTTATAATTACACCCTCGTCATTTATTTCCGAATACGCCATTGACAGCCTGTACCCTACCGCCGTCTGAAACAGTGTTACCGCTGTTATCTTCTTCATAGTATCAGTCCCTCCATATATTTTTTGTAATACTCCGCCCCTTCAGCAGCATAATCAACGCTGTCCTTGGCCTTAAGACGGTCCCTGCGGCAATCGAGCCGGTTCTGTTCATATCCACGCTGTTTTGCTTTTATCTCCCAGCCAAACCGCTGGCCTGGCCGCCCGGTAACAATAAAAAATGCCGGAGTCCTCTCCGACACATAAACGCTGCCCGGCCCATACGCCTGAAGAAACACCTGATATTCGCATCCAGCATTGACCGTCTCGGCAAAAATGCTGTCCAGCGTCACATAGCAAAGACCGTCGGCACCGATTATTCCGCTTCCCACGTCTCCAAACATGGGTGATGTCGTTTCATAGGCTGATAGATGGACAATTCCATAATCTCGCGTATCAACCACTCGGCTCTTCCCACCGCTTACCTGCAAGGCTCCGCCTATATATACATCCCCGCGAAAGTCGCCGGATTCACAATTCATGTCAATTCCATACGTCGATGACCTTTTTCTTCCGGTATCGGACAGATATTGTTTTTCCAATCCCCACTCGCTATAAGCTGTATATTCATCTCCCTTAATGTCAGAGTCCAAATCCTGAGAAAAGACAAGGCGATCCATGATTAATTTCGCTCCTGCCTGCTTACCAGTATCAGGTTCCGATATCATAATAGACGCCCAGTCTCTCCCCTGCGCATCCCGCGTTTTAAATACAATGCTTTGCGTATTCGTAATCAATTTAAGCCCGGCGTTATCCCATATCCCAATGAGCGTTCCTATTTCATCCAGCATCTTCAGAACGCCGTTCTGGTTTGATATGCCGCCCAACTCCAGGGTTCCTCCCCTTATTCGGTCAGCCAGCATGGTTCCGACTGTGATAAAATCAGCAACAAGATTCCCGCCTATTGTCCAGGCGTTACGATATACGCCGTTATATCCTGAGACCGAAAAACCGATACCGTTTTTGTTTATCCGGATTACATTCTTCGCCTGTGTTTTGTCTGGTGCATCCATACATAGGATCTCTTCCGGATGGCCGTCATCCCCCCGCGTCATCACAATATAGCCGCCCAGTCCTCCTGTTATTAACTGTGTGGCCTGTTCTACCTGCCTGTTAATCTCTCGGTTTGTGCTGCTTGCTGTCTGTTCAATTTTCGCAGATATTTGCGCCTGCTGCCGTGTGTTCGTCCCGGTCAACGTGGTCAGCGTACCGCCCAAGGTAATTACGTCCTGCGTTGGATCGTCCAGGTGGATCACCTTTTTGGTAATCAAAAACTGTTTGCTTAGCCCATGAGGGGCGCTTTCCACGGTTGTCCAATATCCCACTCTTAGCTGCTCCATATCAACCTGGATTAAGCTGAGATCCACGGCATTAATCTGCAATGTGAGAGGGAGCTGTGTAATCTCATCCAGGTAAGCCCTTGCTTTTGTAAGCAGATTCTCCGGAAGCGTCACATCCTCCCATTTGTGCGTTCCCCAAATCCGGCCGTACTTTTCTATTGCAGCATCATTCGTAATGTAATCAACGCCGCCGTTTACGGAAGTTATATCAATCTCCTGCGTTCCCGGGGTTCCGTCTGGATTTGTGATATCGACATCAGCTCCGCGGGGAATCAGGCAGGTTATAATCTGCGTGGCATCCCGATATTGGCTTAAGTCCAGTAAATTCTCACCGAACCGTATTACCTGGCCGTTGCTCCCACCGTAATCATAAATATAGTCAAGATATCGTTTATCGCCTTCTTTCCTGGCCCGGAGATAACCGCCGTGTGTCTCAACCAATTTTCCGCGAAGTGCTTCCAATGTCGTCGAATAGTCGCTGTTTTCTCTTCGAATATAATTATTGCTGTCTACCACGGTAATTCGCCCCGGAAGAAATTGCTTTCGCGCCTCCACTTGCCCGTTGTGCGTATCCAACATCTGATTTACAAAATCTATAATACTGCCGGTGTAAATATATGGCCGCTGCTGGCTGTCCAACAGGTACGCCAAATCCCCCTCGCAGGTCACTGATTCCATACCGTAAAAATCGGTTGCTGGCTTTGCCATCCGCCCGAAGAAAATTGCTTCATCGTTGTCATAGATGACAATTTCCGATTCAAGGACTTTTAGTTGGTTATAATTGGGATGGGCTGCGTGAATCTGAAAAGAGAAAGTCCCCGCTGCCCCCATCTCTTGTGTAAATACCGGAGAGAATATTCTCATCGTATCGTCAACCGGCTCATGCAGCGGATATTCAGCATCATAATTTTTTACATAAACCCGATACACTATAGCACCCCTCCCCTATATGACACGGTCACAGTACCGGTTCCCCGGAAGGTTAATTTCTGTTCTCCGTCCTTAATCACAATCCCGTATATCTTGTTCGTTCCTGCCTTTAGCGCATAGGTTTTGCCTTCAAATTCTACGGTCATATCCTGCGACACAATAATTTCGGGTATCACCCACCGCTCAGTTCCTGGTATCTGTAGCGTGTAAGAACCTGACACCTCGATATCCTTATATTCGCGGATTACTCCGTGTTCAAACGAAAAAATATCCCATAACCAGTCTTCGTCTGATGCGTATAGTTCGTATTTATAGGGTTCCGCATCAACTGTGATTGTGAATGTGCCTAATGTCTGGACACGGGAATATTTTGATACTGTCATCCGGCCATAATAGTAATAATCCGGATCGTCGTCGAAAATCAGTTTACCGTTCTTGCCGTGGAACAGGCGGAGGATTTCCGAAAAAATCCCCGCCCATCGGTCAATCTCGTATCCGCAGCCAAAATTGAGAGTGATTTTCCTGCGGTTATAAACCATATGTCCGGATATTGCTGTTGACAAGTCCAGGGAACCGTCTGCCCCAGGGATATCCTGATATAGCGTTTTTGGCTCCGGAGGTTGGACACAGTGGCGCTCTTTAAGCGCCATTTTATAAGTTTCCAACATATTAATGCCGTTGATACTCACGCTTTGATAAATCATCCCGTCCTCACTTTCATTGCCTGCATTTCTCCTAGTCTGCGATCCATTTCGGCTGACGTATATCCTACCAGTGCTTTCCCGTCAAGAAGAACATACTTCTGTCCTGCGATTGCCGGCAGGTATTGGGTCAACATGCCAATCAGTTGACCATCCGACACTCCCTGTGTCATGCTGCTGCCCTGAATCGCAGTCATAGAGTCGTTGACAGTAGCTGCCAGGGCGCGTACCTGATCCGTAACCCGCCATGTGTTCCCTCGGATTCCCTCGGACAGCCCTTCCATCATGTGCGGCATCCACTCCTCATAATAGCGGAGCGGGCCTTTTTCTGGCCGCGTGAAGTGCATATAATCCGATACCGTACTGGCGGCCTCCCGACAAGCGCGTTCAAGCTCGCTGAATTTTCCACGGACGCCGGAAATAAATCCGCTCATCATGTCACGCCCCCATATGGGTGACTGATTTTTAAGTCCGCTAATATAATTTGTCGAAGGCGTAAATCCGCTCTGAACCGTCCCCAGCAGGCCGGACAAGGTCGTTCGGATACCGTTCTGCATTTCCTGATAGGCTCCTGTTGCATCTTCCTTCATTTTCTTCGTCTTATCCCGGTTCACCCTCTCGATTTCCGACATTGTAGTAGCATGGTTGGTTTTAATCGTATCTATTATTGCTTTGTGCTGGTTCTGTACGTCCTTCCACCCCTGTACCCACGCCTGCCCAGCAGATTTTGTCTGACTACTTACCGTGGAATTAATAGATGACATACTGCTATTGGTGGCCGTAACAATCTGCTGCAAGGAAGCTTTAATCTGTGAAGAAAGCCCGGAAGCCCAAGACGTCCATCCGCTTGACATTGTCTTCTGATAATTTTGGGTTGATGACTGGGAGTCTTTCAAGGCACCTGAGAGCGCTTTTATCGAATCGTCCGCCACTTTATCAACTGCACTTAAAACCTGGTTACTTCCGTCTCCAATTCCTTTCGCGTATCCCCCCGTATAGTCATTGCCAATTTCGTGAGTCTTTTTGCTGGGGGAATGACTATCAATTGATGTTTTTAACTCGTCGATACTTGTTTTCCCAACCGCATCGACTGCCTTTCCAACTTCTCCGGCTGAATTGAAAATTCCGCCTGCGTAACCGGAGCCAAAATCTCCACCAAGTCCTTTTCCTACATTTCCGAGTTGAGCTTTTTTTGCCTCCAGGACATTTACAGTTTCTAGCATTGGCTTTTCCGCTGCTCCTGGTAGTTTATCCAGTTCCTCCTTGCTTAGCTCCACCAGCCTTTTCATATTATCAGCTTGCGACTGAACCATTTTGGGCGCACCGCTGTCAACGGCTGCTTGCAATTCCTGATACTGCTGCTGAAAATTCTGGACCTGACGTTCCAACGATTCTTTCGTTGAATTTTCAGCCGTCTGGAAGCTGTTCGCTGCCATCAGTACGGCATCTGCGATTTTTTGTTGATCATTTGATATAATGGCCGAACTAAGCCCTTTATAAGTCGATATAGTATTGTTATATCCGGCATAAGCTGTCTCTGCCTGTGATAATGTATCTTTCAGTCCAGAAAGTGCCTCTTCGTATCCTTTCGCCTTCTCGGCCGCTTCGTACTGCTGCTGTGCCAATTCCCGCAAGGCATATTCGTTTGGTGCAATTCCTTTTTCAGTTGATTCCTGAAGGAGCTGACGGATATTGTCTGTTGCCTCCGCTTCGGCCTGCTGGGCTTTTAAGAGTTCCCACGTTTTATCTGCAACATGTTGCTTTGCCTGATAATACTCGGTTGTTGCTTTAGTCTGATTTGTAATTGCATCTGCGTAAGCCGCATCACTTGCCGAAAGAAGTGCATTAGCTTGTTTCTTTAGGATTAACTGGTCGATATTATCACAAAGCTCTTTATAATTGGCGATCTGATCCCCAGTCATTGAGATCTCTGTTCCCAGGGCATCTGAAAGCTCTCCAACAATAAAGGCTGCTCGTTCCTCATATCCGGCCTTTACTTTCCCATTTTCATCTGTAATATTTTGAAGTTCTGTAAAAAGACTCCGCTCGTGTTCTGCTTCTGCACTTACAGCCCCGGCCGCATTCTGGCGTTGTTCGTTCATCAAATTATAGGAATTATATAATTCATCAACCTTCGTCTTGTTTTCTGCTTCTTGATCTGACAGTTCTTTGGCAGCAAGATAATAGTCACTAGTATAATCAGCCGCATCATTGAAAATCGCGGCCAATGCTCCGACTGCTGCAACAGTAAGAAGAATTGGTCCGCCCGCTGCTGATAACGCGGCCAACATTGGCCCCAGGGTGGATATGGCCGTCATTATTGCCCCAATTCCGGTTGCCATCTGTCCTATGATAATCAGCAGGGGGCCGATGGCCGCCACTATAAGCCCAATTGTTACCACCATCTGTTTTTGACTGTCACTTAAATTATTGAACCAATCCATCCATTCCTGAATGCGGCTTATAAGTCCCCGGATCGCAGGGACCAATGTATCTCCGATACTTATTGCTGCCTCCTGAAGCTGGCTCTTTAAAATTGTAAGCTGGCCGTTAAGATTGTCCTGCATTACCTCTGCCATGCTTTCAGCCGCTCCCTCCGAATTAGCAATAGCATCCGATAACTTATTGTAGTCTTCTTCGCTGGCATTGATAATAGCAAGCATGCCCGACATGGCCTCTTTTCCAAACAAGGTCGCGGCATATGCGGACTGCTGCTCCTGAGTTAATCCCTCAAGAGACTGAGTACCCAGGGCGAGTGCAAGGTTCTGTGCCACCTGGGCTTTGTTTGTCTGCTTGGTGACTTTAATTCCCAGCTTGTCCTGAGCCATTTTCTTAAACTGGGCTTCGGACATATCCTTTATCTGCTCCTGGCCGGCATACATGGCAAGCTGGAAATACTTTTCTTCCTCTGACAACCCTTTAAGCGTATCTCCGTATCCATCTGCAACAGCTTTCTGTTCAATTGTAGCCAGGCGCTGGGCCTTTTGTTCTTCTGTGGTCACAGCAAAGGATTCCCTTAGGATTTTCAATGTCTCATCCAGGGACTTCATGGAGCCGTCTTCATTGGCAATCTCAATCCCCAGTTCATTCATGACGCCTTCCATCGCCTCAGTCGGCTTCACCATGTTAGTAATGGCACTTCGGAGCTGGGTTCCGGCCTGGCTGGCCTTAATACCACTATTAGCCATTAAACCAACAGCAAGCGCCGTATCTTCCATTGTATACCCGAGTGAACCACAGACGGGAGCCACGTATTTAAATGTCTCTCCCATCATCTCCACGTTGGTATTTGCGTTGCTGGAGGCTGCTGCCATGACATCGGCAAGACGTCCGGCATCGGCTGCCGTGTATCCCATGCCGGTCAGGGCGTCGGTCACAATGTCTGAAGTGGTCGCCAGGTCCGCACCGGAAGCCGCTGCCAGGTTCATAATTCCGCTAATACCACCCAGCATGTCCTCTGTTTTCCAGCCTGCCATTGCCATATAAGACATGGCGTCTGCCGCTTCAGACGCGCTGAATTTTGTTTCCGCCCCCATCTCCCTGGCCTTATCTCTTAACCGGTCAAAATCCTCTCCCGTGGCCCCACTGATAGCCGATACATTGGACATGGCACTGTCAAAGTCGGCTGTTGTTTTTACTGCGGCCGCGCCAATTCCGGCAACAGCAGCCGTAACAGGAAGGAAAGCCTTTCCTGTTTCAGTAATTTTCCCTCCAACTTCCTGAAACTTTCCTCCCAGTTCACCGATTTTCTGAAGTGTTATGTTAGATTTCTCCGCCTGTGTTTCAAGAGATTTTAGCTGTTCTTCTGTGGCGATAATTTCTCGCTTTAGTGCCTCGTATTGCTCCTGGCTGATTTTCCCCTGTTTGAACTGTTCCTCTACCTGCCGTTCGGCATCTTTAAGGGCATTCAGCTTATCCTTCGTTTCGCCAACAGCATCAGCTAACAGCTTCTGTTTCTGCTTTAATAATTCCGTGTTTGACGGGTCCAGTTTCAGGAGGCGTTCTACATCTTTTAACTGACTTTGGGTATTCCGAATCTCTTTATTCGTTCCGCTTAACGCTTTGTCAAGCCCGGTGGTATCGCCACCGATTTCGATTGTAATCCCTTTGATTCTATCTGCCACGATACCACCTCCTAAAATTTATCAAAATCGTTCTGTGTCGCCATATTGGGGTACTTAAATTCATCGTTTTGCTGTTCTGTAAACATATCCATTACTAAACCAATCGAAAGCAGTTCCAGGTCGCTGATTGCAATTCCCAACCCAGCTGCCCGAAGCATGAATAAGGGAGTAGTCATTTCCCGGCTGGTCGGCTTCGCTTTTTTTTTGCTTCAACCTCCGTCTGAACGTTCAAATGCCACAGTTCCAAAAGTTGCGGCAGGATATTATAAATTGTGAACGTACTGAACTGGTCCAGCCACTCGTCCGGCGTATCAGGCTGTGTGGGGTCTGCATGCTTCGCCATAATATAAGCGACGTTTTCAAACAGATCCAAACTGTCCAGTTCGATTCCGCTTTCTTTACCGTCGTTTTTCTCAATCATTTCCTGTAAATGCATCAAATCACGGAAAATATCCCGATGGAACTTTGCCCGGTAAATCCGCGGGATTGCCGCGGATGCCCGGAATTCTACCTGTTTACCGTCTATTTCGATTTTTTTTGTAATCATGTTTCTCCTCTCTTATGCCCCAGGAACCGTTGTGGGAGTCTCATAAACCTTGTTATACCATCCGGTATATGTTGCCTCATCGGTTGTATCACTCGTTTTGGCCTTAATGCGGCCATCCGGAAGAGGGGTTGCGGAAATTGTCAGTGTCTCCGTCACCGGTTCGATGGATTCCTCTTTCGTGTTGGACTCGATAGATGGACGTGTAGCAGTACAGTTATACAGTACATGCCGGATGGACTTCTCATCTCCGTCAAATTCAAAAAGGAGGGCGAATGCTGCCTGTTTTGCATCAGCATTCTCAATCAGTACCTTTTTTTCATCAAGTTTTTCCCCTAAGACATCTGTGCGGAAACTTTCCGGAAGTAACGCCACCTCCAAATCTCCCTCGTATCCGTTGTTTGCCGCGGACTTATAAAATACGATTCCATCCGCATAAAACGGGCTGATGTCTCCCTGGGCATCAAGTGAAATGCTCACAGAACCCAGGATCGGCACAGGTTTACTAAACGTTATCTTTCCTTCATCTCCCACAGTTTGAACCGCATAATGGGAATTTTTAAGATTATATTTGACCTTATTAGCCATTGATTACTACCTCCATTTCGTATAACACTTCGTACATCTTCTCTGTTTCGATGTAAGTTTCATTTTTTTCATAGAAAAAGCCATGCTCTTTCAGTACAGCCTCCACTCTTTTTTCCGCATCTATGTCTTTTTTATCAGTGTACAGCTCGATATCAAGCTGATTAATGCCCTGATACACCTCTCCATCAGCGGAAAAATTATTGGTTCCGGGGTATAGGTACACCGCAAAGGGAGGCTCCGGCGACTGCCCTTCGTCGAAATGGTGATACGCCGCCGGAAGCCCGATAGATTTTACCATCTGAAATACATCCTTCTCTGTCATCGCGATAACCTCTCTTTCAGCCGTTTTTCATAGCTTTCTATCGCCTGTTGCTCCACTGTAGATATGTGTGGCGTGCCGCTCACCCGACCGCCTCCGCGTTTTGCATGTCCTTTTTCAAGCAAATGCGTAAGTCCAGGCTTTTTCTTGTTATAAACCTTTATACCTATCGATACAGCATTTTCTCTTTCCACTTTTGACGACCAACCATCTTTATAGTGGCCTTTCTTGCTCCCTGCTCCTTTTGGGGAGTTCTGCTTCAAATCTTTTACGGCCTCTTTGGCAACCGCTTTTGCTTCGGCCTTCATGTCGTCTACCACGACTGAGGCATACTCCTCCATCAGCTTTGCAATTTCTGCACCTAAAGAGTCTATCTTAATGTCTGACATCCCATCACCCCTTTGCAGTTGCCCTGATTTTAATGGTCTCGTTTTTAAACTGTACATTGTCAATACTGGTTATGTTGTACTCATGCCCCCGGTGCATGAGGCGGTATTCCTTCGTATTCATGGCTCCCAGCAGCGGATGATATCGCATGATAAACATGATTGTATTCTGCGCCTGTGTCTGTGCGGCCTCCCAATACTCGGAGCCTGACAGGTTATTCATGTAGGCGTATCCCTTATAGTATTCGGTCCAGGCCACCACCTGGTTTCCGATATCATCCTCTACATGCTTGTTTTTTTCAATCAGTACCGGCTCCCGGTATGCGCCTGCATTCATGTCGTCACCTCCTATAACAGGTTTACACAGTACATCCCCAGGATGGTATCCACCACCCGATTGACATTGCTCTTATCTACAGTCATTTGCCGATTATCATACATGTCAGAGATAAGTACCAGGACGGCAATCGTGATATCCTCGTGTGTATCAATCGAAGCCTCATCGAGCCCGGTATACCCCTTCACATAGTCCAAGGCCGCTTTTTGGATGATGGCAAGATATTTCCTATCATCCTCTGTCAGGTATGCCTCCTCTTCACGTATCTGTCGGCAGATGTCCTTAAGTGTTATCTCGCTTACCCTCATCCTTTGCGCTCCTCCTCGGTGCCACAGGCTCTATGTACCCGGCTGCGGTAAGGTCATCCAGGATTGCCTGTGTCCGGATATCCCTGACCTCGCCAGCATACATAGATACAGCGCCGGAAAATGATTTCAGTGCCTTAACTTTCATGTCCTGCCTCCTTAATCGGATGTCTTCATGACCAGTTTGGCAATCTTCTGGGCGTTCTCGACCTTAGCATCAAACTCCATCCATGCAATCACACCTATGGCATGTTCATCCGCATACCGCTCCTGAAGGACCTGTACGGATGCGTCCTCGGACAGTTTCACAGCCAGGCCGGACATATCACCATAGTAGATTGCTGTCTTACCTTTCTCCATGCCGTCCATCTGGTCTGACACATAGACCGGCTTTCCCAGTAGGGTCGTCCCAAATGGGGATGTGATGTCATCCTGCATGAGATACCTGCTATTGCCATCCTTTAACAGGCGCAGTGCCGTCCTGGTCGCGCTGTTCATGATGAATACTGCCTTTGCCTGAAAGGCGTCCTTCACCATATCCTTCAACATGATGATTTCATCCATCGTGACGGCGGATTCCGCCGCGGCAGTCACGCTGAGAGTCACGCCCTTCAAACCATCAACCTTAGAATCTGACCCATGCAGCAGTTCCTTCTCCAGGAACCTTGCAATCGATTCAGACATCTCATTAACAACAAACGATACGATGTCAAACTGGCTGTTGTTTGCCAGGGACTTGGACACTTTGGACAGGGCGCCAGCCAGGTATCCAGTCAGTTCGATATTGGTGAACTTGCCGCTCGTGCTGGTTAAAGACTTAAACTCATCGGCATAAGCCATTGTAATAGTTTTGCCATCGGCAGCGTAATACGGGATAGACAGGGTTCCTTTAATATTGTACCGGGTCGCCATCTTATAGATTGGGCAGATATCATCAACCTTTTTGATAATCCGATTTGCAATCGTCTTCGGAATAACGACGCCATTATCGGTCTTTGTCATCTCACCAGCACGTTCCTCCAGGGCCTCCCCGCGGATATAGGCCGCAAACGCACGCTCTTCCAACTCCTCCTGTTTCAGGTCCTCATGTTTCTCTGTGCTGATAACATTCAATTTCAAGTCCCTGGCACGTTCCAGTTTCTCAATAGTGCTGTCCAGGGCCTTCACCTGTTTATCCAGGTCATCAAATTTCTGGTCCTCTTCCTCCGAAAACGCTCTTTTTTCTGTTTCGGCGGTAGACGTCAGGTCCTTCATCTGCTGGACCAGGTCGGCCCTCTGCTCTGTGAGTGACTTTAAGTCCTCTGCGCGGTACTGCACGTACTGTCTTACAATTGCTTTCTTTCTCATTCTGCTTTCTCCTTCTCTAATTCTTTGATTCTGTTGTGATATTTGCTCATATCAATGGTTTTCCGTGGTTCCTTAACTTCCACATAGTCTGCGCGGACCTCTAAAGGCTCCGGCGTCAGGACTGTATCGCCCTCTGCCCTCACCTCAACGCTGGTTCCCTCATAGCATGGCTGCTTGCGCTCATCTATAATGGAAACCTCCACAAGGTCCATATCCTCCACGAACCGGCGCTCCAACGCATCGTTGATATCCTCCCTGCTGGCGTCCCGTTCCCGGAACCCGAAGGACCAGCCACGGAGTTTCTTCTTCCGGGCTTTTTCAATGACTTCCGGGTCCGTGACCTCTGCTCTGGCATGGAGTCCAATACTGTCCTCATACAGTTCCAGGTTGGTGCTTGTAGACCCCAGGTTCCTGGTCTTGTCATGGTTCAGAAGCAGCTGCACCTCATTGTGCCTGAGCGCACGCTCAAACACCCCCGGTACAATCTGTTCCACAAACCGTTTCCCGGTCTTACGGTCCCTCATGGGCCGCGAATCCCTGGCCACGGCATTGACATAACCCTCAATCACTACGCTGTCTGACCTTAACTCGATCCTCATTTTTCTTTTCACCTTCTTTCTGCTTTGGCTCTGACTCTTTCTGTCCAAGCCCTCCTGTTTGGTTCATGTTTGGCATATAAAATTGCTTTGTTTCCGGATCATACAGTACATCTTGTAATCCCAGGCGTACAAAATCCAGCCCCAGTGGCGGCATATTCTCCCGAAGACGTATCTCATCAATCTGCATAAATCCGTTCTTGCTGGCGGTCTCATAGGCCCTAAACCGCTTTTCAATGTCACCTTTCGTCAGCTCCGATGTGTCCGCGGCAAAATAAAAGGACCCCTTCTCTGATTCAAGAAGCAGGTCCCTGTTTAGGGCACATTCAAACTCTTTTAAAATTGGATTCAGGCAGTACTGGACGAAATTTATCTTATCCTGCTCTGTAGCTCCGCCGTTAATCATAGCCGGCGGCATGTTGAACAGCTTGCAGATTTCATCACTATTGGTTTTCTTGTTCTCATTCAGCTGCATCTCCACAGACGTGTTACTGGCTTCCTGGAACTCTAACCCATCGTTCAATATGACGACATTTTCTGTATTATTCTGGTAGAGTCGGCGCCATGCTGCCTTTAATGCCTTAATGGCCGGTTCTGCCAGCTTTTTAGCCGACTTGACAAACCCTTTTTTATTTCCACCGGTCTTGACAAGGTTCTTTTCATACTTCAGGGAGTGGTATGCTACGCTCAGGACTTCACTGTTCTCATCCACCACACTCCTGCCGGAACGTCCATCCTCCGTATTCCTAAGTATTTTCAGGAACTCAAAGGGCTTATATTTCGTCCCTTGAATCATGATGTCGTAATCCTTAAATATAGGGTCAGATGTAAACAGGAAGGAAACTTCATTCTCTTTTACATAGTGCAGGGACCGTATCCAATTCCCCGTCCTGTTGATAAAGGCATAACCGCCTTTACCCACCAGGTAATCCCTGGTCAGCGCCCTCTTAAACTGAACTCCATCCAGGGTATCCCCGGTATCATCATTTAACAACTGGACCCTGGTATCATCCTCAACCGCCTCCAGTTTCCCATCCACCAGCTTATAAAGCCGAATAGGGATGGTTGATACTGTCTCTGCTATCTTATTCACACAGGCAGCAAAGGCCGGAACATTCATGGCTTGCTCCCTGGTCATGTAATCATCCGACAGACTGGCCCACAGCAACGCATCTTCGTTGGACTCTGTCTCTTTTTTCTCTGGTTCCGGGTCTGCCCTCAACCGAAAGGACCACATATGCAATCACTCCTCTCTCTGTTGCGATATCGCAACTAACATATCTGTACTTAATCATCCGTTGTAATTTTCGCTCCCCATTCTGGTAAGAAATTAATCTCATAATGGTATTTGTCTACTTCTGCCCCGCTAATATCCTCAACAACATAACATGTCCAATCGTTTAAATATACAAGATGTTTTTTATATATGCCCTCTCCGACCTCGCAAATCACCTCAAGCTCATTCGACGAATTATTCAGAACCGAAAACGTCCCCTGCATTTCCAGCATCACTGTGTCGGTCCTGGCATTAATAACCGTAAGTTTCCTTGTTACATTGAAATTATTTGCCTCCTTTGAGACATTGCGTGATACCTGATCTGCTTCAGTACATCCCATAAGTAATACAGACATAAGTGCCACAACTATAATGATTTTTAATTTTGCTTTCATCTTATCCTCCTAATTTTCTTTAACATACCTGTACCGTAAATCCGCTGTCGTCAAAAAGAATGTCTTGCTGAAGCAGATATACCGAGTTGATTGTAGCTACCACTCCGTCCACCTTCCCATTGGATTTCTTTTTGTTGACATATCGATTCATGTTGGTATCATAGGTACACTTTGCATTTTCAAAATTGGTTTCCAGCAACCGGTTTTCTTCATAATGCCATTCTTTATTGGCTACTTTTTCCGCCAACAACTTCGTGGGCGGGTGAAGAGTATCGGAATGCTGTCGGATCTCTACCGTAGTATATTTCTTATCCCATTTCTGGGCGCTTGAAAGAGCATTATAACGGTCATATCCGATAGCTTTAATGATTACTCCCTTTGATTCTTCCAGGTTTAAAACATAATCTTCAATTATGCCATAGTCCACTGTCATATCACCGCAGGCAATGCAGATTCCCGCGGCAATGGCCGCCCGGTAATCAAACTTCTCAAACTCACTCTTTTCATCAATCCTTCCCTCTGGTATAAATGTCATGACGTGGCTCAGTATCTCCCCGTCCTCCTCTGTAGACATGGCAACGGAACAGTTGTCATTTGTCATAGCCAGATCCACACCGACATATACCTCTCGTCCACTCCAATCAATACGCTCCACCTTACATGCTTTTACCTGGTCGATGGGAATATAGGTTTCGGTTCCCGCTCCCTGATAAATGATATTGCAATGCTTTGTCAAAAAATTTTCCCGCAGCTTCTCGCGGTTTATGGCACTTCGTCGCTTTTTCAGCAGATCGTCCCAAACATCCGGCAGCTCCAAGGCCAGCGGGTTTCCGTGTGCAAGGATATCGTCATCTGTCGCCCAGTCTTTTGTGTTATCAGGCTCATATAAAAGAGCAAACACTGACTCATCATCAATGAGGCCGTCCAGTATCTTTTTAGCATTGTCCACCTCATCCTCAAGCGGGTTGTCCGCCGTAGGGTATTTTGTGGATATGATAAAGCCCAGCTTGTTTTTAATGAGGAGCTGGCCGGAGCGCATGGCTTCCACCGGATAGGATGTAGGCAGTGCCCCAACCTCATCGGCAATAAATACGCTGGGTTCTTTACCATCCATCCTGCTGGTGGAATAGTTAAGCGGCGTGTATTTCGTTTTTGTAGGATTATGCAAAATGTAGTCCCGCAACACCTTAAACTCGTTCTCCTCAAAGACCTCCACGTTGGTTGCCAGCAGCGGCTCCAGAGCCTCCTTGATTTCGCGGGCCAGCGCCCCATCGGGAGCCACCGAGAAAAACCGGGAGTAGGCCGGTTCCAGGTAAAAGAGCAAAATAAAAAGAACAGCAACAACAAATGTCTTGCCATTCTTACGACAAATCTCCAAGACCGCCGTCTGGTACCGGCGCATTCTCTTATCCTTGCGATAGACCGTACATAAAACCGCTGTAATAAGCAGCCACTGGTATCCGGCCAAAGCTGAATAGATGGCCTTCCCTGCCTTTGGCCCCTTTGCCATTTTGAGAATCTTAAGAATCTTATAGATTTTATCCAGCAGATTCTCGTTGATGATATACTTCTTATTCTTTCCCTTATACGTCCGAAGGAAATCTGCACATTGGAGGATGACATACTTCGGCGCCTTAATTTTTCCCCGACATACCCCCTCAGCATACAAAACTGCCGGGTGTTTAACCTTCGTCTTCGTCGTCCTCATTGATTAAATCCATGATGGTCTTTTTCTTCTCTCCAGGCTTTATTTTTGCAATGGACAGCTTCGCCCGGCTCTGAGGGGATAGGCATAGTTCATTGCAGCACCGGAAGTATTCCTTTGATGCTTCGGCCCTGGCCTGACGGAAAGCATTTTCGAAAAGTCGGCTCTTATCCTGATTGGCCTGCCGGTCAAGCTCCTGAAGGCGATCCACCGCAATGGCCGTCTGGGCCAGAATGAATAAATCCAGGTTCCCCAGTATATCCGCCTCCTGCAACTCAGCCATGATGTAATTGAATATTTCCATCTGGGATTCTGTCAGGTACAGAGGGGGAACCAACTTATCATTCTTTCCCCGGAGCTTATCTTCCAGCTCAAGGCGCTGGGCTTCTTCTTCTTTTGTAATTGTGCCAGTCTTTACCCTGGCCGATTTTGCCGGTCTTGCCATCTTATCACCTTCCTTCTGGACCGAAATTCTCATTTCTAAGATTTTGTGTGTTTAGAGGTGGGGCGTCGGTGTCCGGAAGTGTGTCTATTTTCCACACAACTCCCCGGGGGATACCTCCGCCACCAGACGGATCCCCGCATCCACCAGGACACACTCATGACCAGTCTGCTCTTTGATGCATTTACGAAAGTCATCTATGCATGACTTCGTCAGCTTCTTGGCTGTCTCAAAGACCAGAATACTATCCGGAACGTTTACCGTCTTAATCTCTTCACATTCAACCCGATTTCCGTTGTCATCTTCAATCCATAGTCTCACTGACTTTCCTCCTGTTCATCTATAATCCTTTTGACTTCCTCATATGGTATCTCTCCCCTCTCTGCCATCTCATGATGCATTCCACATACAGTCAGCAGGTTGTCATCATCCAGGCGTTTATCGTAATCGGTCTCAATCGGTATGGCATGATGGACGGAAAGATTATGATAGTTGTACTGCTGATCGGTATTGTACAGGTTGCGGATACATATCTGGCATAGGTTCTTGTCCCGCCGGCGAATCTGCTCCCGCTTCTCCCTCCATCGTCTGGAGCTTCGGAACCGGTCAATATAGGTTATCTTCTTCTGTACTGCTGGTCGTCGTCCACAGTCATATTGGCTGTCATGTATGCGGCCACAGTCAATAACGGCATGATTTTAACATACCTATATCACCTTCTTTCATGTATTAAAAAAGCGCCTATCAATCGATAAACGCCCCACTACTTTTGCCAACTGGTTATACTTTTTCTCGCAAACAGAAGCATCCGGAATCGAACCGGAACCCAGGGCGCGACCCTGTCCACCTGCCGTTGGTGGGATGCTCCACACATTACCGGGTCTTCCCCGGTATGCACCAGCTCTGCGTGTCTGGCTGACGGGTATCTTTCGGGCCGCACAGCAGCCAACTGGTATGACACCAACCAAGGACCCTTTCGTGTCACCTAAACGCTGCTTTCTATCCGATTTGTGAAGCCATGAAGAAAGCAGTAAGAACGTCGGCTTCTAGTCGTCCACCAGGCTGTTGCACGCTGGCGGCCGCTCTAACTTTCAAACGGCCGGAATAATGATGAATGAAGCGAACCAGGCTTCTATCCCTAATTCGCTATCTACACTATAACACAGGTTAACAGAAAAAGTCTTGCGGTTAGTTGCGGTGTTTCAAAAAGCGGTCATCAAATTCCAGTAATGCCCTGCCATGCAGATGACAGGCCCAATAATAATCATATCCCATTCCGGAAGCCGCCTCGGTCATTGACTGATATTGTACATACAGACGGAACAGGATATCAGAATATTCCTCTCTTGATAAGCTCTGTATTTGATTAATGGCCTTATGTCTCATATTATGGTACTCATCTATCTCGGTATTAATTTCTCGCTGCAAGTCGATAAGTCTATCCGATATACTGGTAAATCCTTCCCCGTCGGAACTCGTCTGCACCCTGTCTGCCGTGTAATCCATTCCACTTATGTATGTCCTGCGCTTCTTTAAAGTCTCAAACTCATACTGCTTTCTGTCGATATCGCGATCCAGTTTTCTAATCCTCTTCAAATATTCCTTAGCTGTCATTATCTCAATCCCCTATGCGTAACAATATTTATTATTTGCCTCCCGTACTGTCTCCGTGGCAATCTGTGCATAACATGTCAGTGTCGTATTGATATTGCTGTGTCCAAGTTTACGCTGCACCAGTTCCGCCGGTGCGCCGTGATTTATCATATCAGTACCGCATGTCCGCCGGAAGGTGTGCGGTGATATCTGTAAGCCCTTCAGACGTTCATCCCTGGACTGTATATTTTTTATAATCCACCGTATACCGTCTTTTGTTAACCGATTATAAGGTTTCTTCGTGGATACAAACAGAGCCTCATTATCATCCTTCCTGCCGGCAAGATACTGCGTGACGTGTACGAATGCCTGCGGCGAAAAATATATCTCTCTTTCCTTCCTGCCTTTGCCATAGATAACCGCCCGGCGGTTCACCAGGTCTATCTGATTGCGGTTAAGCTGGCGAATTTCGGAGATTCGGCCGCCAGAACTGTATAAAAAATCTATCAGGGACAGCTCTCTTTCTGTCCGGCAGCAGCAGCGGAAAATCTCCCTCTGCTCCGGTGTCAGGATGGAACCAATCCGAAAATCTTCTTTCGTCTCCTTTATTCTTCTCATGGGATTCTCCGAAATAATATCATAATCGGTGGCCCAATTAAAAAACTGTCTGAGACATCTAACCTTCCCGTTGTACGTCTTGTCTTTCCACTTCCTATATACCTTACCGTGTGCGAGATAGCTCCGGATATGATTCTCCCGTATCTCTGCAACTCCAAGCCCGGTAAACTCGATTAATTTTCGCATCGCAAACAGGTACTGCGTAATCGTTCCTGCGGTCTTCCCTTCCACGATTAATTGGTCCCGCCAATTCCTTAAAACCCCAAATGTAATATCGGAGTTTTCAATTAGTTCGTTCGATGTATCATTTTGAACGAAAGTAAAATTACATAGGTTCATGTATAAGACCATTTTCAGGTCTTCGAAATGTTTGTCTTTTATATAATCACTGGACTGAACCAGAATATTGTTGATTACTGCGTTTGCACTCATCATAATTGTTACCTCCTTGTGTATCTCCAAAAACTCTTAGCTATGTATCTCCGTTTCCTCCATTTTCTTCTACAATCTTTATCCGGTCCAAGCCTCTATACTTCCGAAGCTCTTCTGTTATCAGGTTCCACCGGATTACAAATTCATCTTGCCAGGTCTTTTCCTCTCTGGCCGAAATTTGATATATCCCCTTGTAAATGGAATAGTTTTGTGCATATAGATAGACATGTTTGGCCGATAATCCTATCTTGTCCTGCACCTCGTTCCGTGACAGCCCGGCAAAAAGTATTTTATCTGTTCTTACATCGGTTACATCATACAGGTTTCTGCTCATTTTTCGCCCCTCTCTCCTTGCTTCTGTTTTCCAGTTCTTCCAAAAGGTCCAACATTATATGATTACATAACTCACAATCAAATGTTTTTCGAATTTCACCATACTCTTTTACAATCTCATCCCATTCCGGAGAATCATTTGTCAGCGGGACCGCTCTCCACTTGCACCAAAACTTGTTGTAGCATCTCTGAAATATATCTTTTATCTTTTCATCCGTCATATCATCACCCATTATTTAAATATAAGCTCATCCTCGGCAGCGGCAGCTTCAAAGATTCCTGTCTTGTTCTCCATCCAGTCATATTCTTTAAATTCTCCTGGGGAATTTCTCAATCTCTTTGTGCTTGTCTCAAAATAAAGTGGTATAAATTCGTCTTGTACGCCACCGTCTCGGTCTTTGCATATCTCGATTACATTGGTACAAGAATACAAGGGATTATCTAATTTCCACTTAAACATCTCCTTTGAAAGCCGCTTAAAGTCTTCATTTACCCGATGAAGGATAAAGGCATTGTCCACGCGGTTTACGATATCATTACTGCCGGAGACGTCATCCAGGCGAAGGAATCCGGTTGACTTCCTGGGATGTGCCACAAATAGGATGTGGATATTGGCCTCCTTTGCGAAGTTTTCCAGGCATTCCACAAAGTGACTCTGCTGCTGGTATTTATCATTTCCCATCGTCATCAGGTTCAGCGCCATCATATTGTCAAGAATCACTAAATCAACCTTATGCTCCGTTACGCACTTCCGGATCTGCGTCATGATAGAAGAAAACTCGTTCCCATAGTAATTGTTATAGATATACACCTTTTCATCCAGCCATTTTGAAATTAATTCATCAAAGGGCGAACGAACAATGTAATAATTATCATATTGCGTTGGTGCCACATAGGACTTCCCGGCCGCTTGTAGCAGCAGCCATTTCAATAAATTCTTTGGTTTTAATTCCCCACTGAACAGTGCCGTCCTGTATCCTTGCTCTGCGGCCTCTATTGTAAGCTGTGAGATGATGCTTGACTTTCCTGCTGCCCTGAGTCCGCTTAAACAGGTAACGAATCCCTTTTTAAGTCCTCTCATTTTTTCATCTATCACAGAGATTCCCGTTTTTATAAACTCCTCCGGTGGTTCTTTCATCAGGCGGATTTGCTCCGTTGTGAAAAATACCGGCTGCCCCTCTACAAATTTGACTTGCTCCACTTTTTCCACGACGTAATCCGGATTCCTGTAGTTTGGCCGGGGCCGTTCTTCCACGTACTGCCGGTCATAGGCATCCGGTTCGTACATCCTCCGGACATCCTGCCAGGTTTTATCGGAACACGAATTGTGAAAACAGTGAAAACCGATGGCACCATTTGACATCTGGAAGATACAAGCATCCTTACCAGTATGGCTTTCATCAAACGGGCAATGCTCCAAAATAAATTTTGTGCCGCTACCATAGTCTGATTTCTGGTATCGTAGTCCATACCGATTTAACCACTCCTCCAGGTCGAACCGGCCAGGATTGTAATGGTTATACCTCTGCGGCTTTTCAGGCGCTGGCAGCAGGCCCGCCAGTTTCTCCAGCAGCGCTTTACTGTTCTGCACCGGCTTTTCTTGATTACGAATAATATGGCTCATCCGGTGCGGTCTCTCCGGCGTATTTGCTCCCTTCTGCGCTTTTGTCCCGTATAATTTGCAAATTCTGGCCGGGTTGAAATTGGCCGTATCAATTTTCACTTTATCGTCTGAAAAGAACAAATCCAAAACAGTAAGGCAATTCTTAACCAGCTTTTTATTATCCTCGTCCATTTTTAGGCCAATCCGGTAAAGCAAATGAACGCCGTTGCCACTAAAGGCAACTATCGGCTCTTCAAACCCATTTCGTTTAAGAAAAGCATAAACTTCATTGCCTTTTACTTTCGCTGCCTGTATCTGCGCATCGCTGGCCGAAGTGCCTGCTGCCCTCTGCGGGTCTATATCCACCATCAGCCAGTCATAACAGAAAATGTCAGAGTCCGTAGTTGTTGGCTTTGCATTTCGTATAAGCTGGTCCCGCTGCTGCCGGGAATAACATTCATCCTTGATACCATTCAGGGTGATGTAGACATTGGCGCCGGCGCCAAGTTGTATCGACCGAAGACAGTTAAGCAAGGTGTCAGCAGAGGTGAAATATCCACTGGCGTTTCCTCCGCTCGCGATAATGCGGATTTCAAACAACTCGCCCTCTGGTTTCATAATTGTAATCGTTTTTCGGATCTCGTTCTCGTCAAAATTCATTCAAGCACCCTCCCATCCTTTGTTGTTCGAGGGACAGGTTTGTAAATTTCCTGTTTACTGCCTCCATTGTCCTGGGTTCTGGAAAGCCAGTTATTAATAAATCTCTCAATCCCTCTTGCGGTCTTTCTCTTTGTCTGGTTGCTATCCAGCCATGTCAACATCTTTTTTAGTTCACATATAACATCTACTGCCGGAAATGCCGCCTCCCAATTTTTAATTTTTTTTGATGGGACATTGTAGAACGTCCCATCAACAAGGGGGAGAAAAATATCGCTACAGTCTGGAGCGGGTATTCCCGGCTCCGGACATATATATTCTTTTTTCTTTTCATTCTTCACATTCTTTACATTCTTGTATATGTTCCTGACTGGTTCCTCACTGGTTCCTGACTGGTTCCTCACTGGTTCCTGACTGGCTCTTTTACTGGCCCCCAACCCTTGAAAATCTTCGTAGTTTACAATGAAAATAGTGGTTCTTTCACTGGCTCTTTTTTTGACCATTTCTATCATGTTATCCTGCGTTAACTGTGAAAGATAGCATGCTACCTTTTTTCTGCTCCATCCCCACCGTTCAGCAAGAAACCGTTCACTTTTGTATATATATCCGCGTTTTCCTTCTATAAGATTTCCGCGTCTGTCCAGAAATTTTTCATCACTATGCTTCGCCAACAATAACAAATCAATCCATGCTTGTCCTTTTGAAAATGGCTTCTCATCCCACACCCAGTGTTCCTGAATCGCTCTACTTACTTTTATCCATCCTGATGCATCCTTTTTTTCTTTATTCGTCATCTGAATCACCTTGTTCCAGCCTCCGGATATAAGTATCATAACCATTTTTCCAAGCCGCTTCTAAAAGCACTATAATCAGCTTGTAATCATGGGAATCACAATCAAATATAAGACTTTCCTCTCTATTTTCAATCTTAACCTGTGTTATCATGAGTACTCCCCTCCTTAAGCATATCCACTATTTAAATTCGTTAATGAGAGAGAGGCGGTCAACCTCTCTCTGAGGGTTCACTTAAATGGCATTCGGTATTTTCGTGATATATTAACCAAAAGCGCGTGAACGGTTAACGAGTTACTATGTAAAGGGCTTTGCCCGATACAACATATTACCTTAATGCTATGATTAAAGCCCAGGTACAGCAAAAGACCACTCGACAAATATCGTTCTTTGAACAGTAATACAACGCGGCAAACATCTCAGCCAGCAGCACGCATGAGCGTATTATAAAAAAATATCATGTCTCACTCTCCCCTTCTTTTATTCCGGAGACCACTCCCATTGCCTTTCTCAACAGTTCCTGCATTCCCCGTCGTTCTTCCCGGATAATTGCAATCCCCTCATCTAAGCTATGCATTCCGTCTGCTATGCGGTTCGATATCCTCTTGTTTGTACACGCCTCTATGGCTTGTTCGATATTGCTGTAATATCCGACCGGTTTATATAACTGCTCTCCGTTTTTATCCTTGCCCGTCGCCGTCTGAAGCGTCACTCCGTAACCTGTGGTGTCTATGTAGTAATTATCAATCAGGTGCATCATATAGACTCATTCCTCCTATCGCAGTTTAAAGACTATTACCCGGGAGTTTGGATTACAAAGCAGATTGTAATAAATCGTGTGCGTCGCCTTGTAAAAAATTGCATATACCCGGTCGTCTTTATAATTTATATAATGCTTTGTCAGATATCTCCTCACTATTTTTGCTCCTCCCTCCTTGTTCCTCTAAATGTCAGTTTTATACATATTCCGCATACGAAAAACTGTTTGCACATGCCCCACATATATGTGGAGATTCATTCTCTTCGCCAGCCAAGTAATAAAGCTGCTGTTTGTATTTAGTACATACCGTTATATTAAAATATCCTGACGGATATCTTTTTAATATCACCTCATACAAAGGACATTTATTACAATGATGCTTATCCATATCCACCTAACAAAACCTTCTATCCCCTGTTCTGCTTTCCTGTCTTCACTTAGATAGGACAACACAATGTTTACAATCGTTCCGCCAATTTTCTAAATCTTTCTGTCAGCATACGCACACGCCTCCAATCAAGTTCCGCCCCGCAATGTGGACAAAACATGTAATCATCTGCTACGCCAAACCCGCACTCCGGGCATTGATAATCCTGCTCCAAGTTATAAATGTCCGGATCAGATCCCATATAGCCCACCATCTCCGGTATCACAACCTTGACTAATCGTACCTTTCTCATTTTCTGCTCCTCTATCATTCTTCAAAATATTTTTTCAAAAACTCTTGGATATAATCATAGTCCCATCCACCAGAACCATTAATGCTTGTGTCATTCTTTAACAGCTCCCACGCTTCCTCACGAGTGTCGGCTTCTCCAATCAGCCAATCATAATCTCCGCACGTCTCGCAATACAGGAATTCCTCATCCAGCAGTTCATTGGACGAATAGACTCCTCCCATATGATTTTCGTAAATATACATATTCCTCCTTAAACGTACCAATTACCCCTGCTGCCGCTCCGGCCCCTTGCAGAATACCGCCGGCAGCCAATGGTCTGTTTTGTACTGCGTGTTTCGCTTCACCTGTGGAAGTAACAATGTTTTCCCATCTATCAGATAGGTGAAAAGCGGCGTTGGCTTCCGATGCGCCTTTCCTTCGCTGATAAGTTCGCCCAGCATGTCATATGCCTCTTTCTTCCAGCCAGTCCAAAAAACCACATGCTCACACCTCTCTGACAATGCGTCCAGGTTCCCCTTGTAGTCATAATCGTTCTGCTCAAACAGCCATTCCAGTTCTGCATAGCTCACATGGTCATTCTGTTCTATGTACTCTAATACCCTCTGTTTCATTTCTTCTTTTTTCATTCCTCATCCTCCATATTAGAAATCTATTCATACTGCCACTGAAAAGCTTCTTCGGCGTCCTCTGGTTCCCTGCCATTTTCTCGTATAAAATTCTTTATTGCCTGGGCCGCGCTTAATCTCTTCCACTCTTCGTCTGACATCATGGGGATATCCACTAAGGGAAGACACACATTTTCCCTTATTTTAAATTCACCAATAACCGGATAACCTAAAATCATCATAATGTTTTCTCCCTTCTCCCAGCTTCCAGCCCGGCGTAATATGCCCGATTTATTGCTTCGACAGTGGCCATGCCCTGAATCTCGTCCGCTTCGTCAGGATCGTCTAAAGCATCTAGCCATTGATGGACAAATTCCTGTTCGTCTCTCGGGTATGTTATGCTGCCTTCCTTGATTCCTGGAACCCGGTTTCTTCTTCCGTAAAGAAAGCCATTTATAAACACGTCTTCTTCAATTGCACACAAATATTCTTCGAATGCATTGCGCATAGCCCTGTAGGCTTCACGAACTGAACCTGATGCCGGTTCGATATCATTTTCTAAAAAACCGCTATACAAAGCTTTCAGTTCTTCTTCTGTAAAATCATCTTTTTTCATGCTGATTCCCCCCTTTCTTAAGTTCCAACGTTCTATTGCCGCTTTAATACATTCATCTAGTGAAACATACCTGGACGGCTTACCAACAAATCCGACAGTATGGCCTTCCATCAATATGGGGGATGTGCAATGACATCTCTTGCAAGTTATGCGGGCCGTCATGTGTCCGAATGGATTCTCCTGTGTCCGAAGTTCTGCTTCACCTCCGCAGAACGGACATGGTTTTAAGTTATTCACTTCTATGATCTGTGTCATATCGTTGCCCTCTCTTTCTCTTCTTTCTTCTCAATGACCAAATCAGTCAACTCTTTACAGAGAAGGATAACCCTCTCAGGAATGTTCTGTTTCCTCATTTTTATTTCCCATTCCTCACGAATTACGTGTAATTCTTCAATGTCACATTCTGACAGCTCAAAGATTAATTCTTGCACATAAGCATTGCTAAGTATTTCATTTATTTTCATATCAAACTCCTTTGATTTTTCGCCGGAACCGTGGTATTATAAAAATGTGTTATAACCTATCGGCTCCGGCCGGTTGCCCTTTTCTGATTGCCGTCAGTTAAGGGCTTTCTCTTTTTCTTCGGCAGCAGGCGTTTCGCCGGCAACGTGTGTAATCAGCGTGTCAAGGTTAATCAGGATTCTTCGGCCAGCGCGATATACCGGTATCTCTCCCTGATTTACCATCTGACGGATTCTCCACTCACCGAGGCCGCTATCTGGGTCCTGCTCTTTAAAGTAGGCCGCGCACTGTTTAATTGTTCGCATTCTCGGTATTTCTGCCATTATGATTCCTCCTGTAATTGTCCGGTTCCGGCCAGATATCCTAACCAAAAGATATATTTTGCCCCATAACCCACCGCGTTGTGAAATGTCTTGTGCTTCGTTTCGGAACCGGCCCTGCTGATATAGTAAGCCAAACAATCATTGAACGATATCGGCGGTTCTTCCAATTTATCCAGTGCCTTTATCGATGGTAATATCTTTTCGGCCAATTCCTTCGCCTCTTTCATCTGCCTGTCTGTTCTTCGGCTGTCCCAGGCATTAAACAGGCTCTTCCAGGTTTCAATTCCGTATTTACTTGAGATATATTCGCCAAGAGCGCCAAGTCCTCCGTTTGATTCATCTTCGTTAATGTACGGCCCTTCAAAGGATACATATTGAATAAATTTCTGCACATCTGTCTCCGGAACTGTGGCGTTGACGTATAAGCATTTCGTCGCACTGTCATAAATTGTTACAAACTGCCCAAGCTCCATACGATAATGGCCGTTAAGTTGAAATATCAAATATGTCGGTAATTGCGCCGGCGCAACTCTTTTAACGGTTATTTCTTTCATGCTTCTTCCCTTCCTTTCTTTAATAACAAATCATGGAACCGATCCGACGGCCCGTCTTCGCCGCAGTAAAATTTCAAGTCATCAACGGCGTTCATCCACTGCAAAAGCATAATTTCCAGATCCTGATTCTGATAATCCCACAGGAGACAGGCCACTTCCTGGGCGGTTCCGATGGGTTTATCAGGCGGCCACTGTTTCAACTTATCCATCGTATAAAAATAGTCCTTGCAGTCCCATCGCTCCCCGTCGTATTCTTTCGTCACCGGATATAACTGTAAAAGTTTTTGAGGTGTCAATCTCCCGATGGCGTCCATCACCGTTTTAACTTCCTGGTAGCGGCTTTCAATTTCTAGACAGGACTTCGGCTTGATATGTTTGATTTCTCTCCACTTCTCTTTCTGAGCTTTAACTGCCAGATATATGTATTTAGCCAGGTCATCCCCCTGTAACCGATGCACTTTGGATGCACCGCCGCGTGAAGCCAAGAATCTCCACAGGGCATTGCTATACGTCCCGTTCCCCGTCTCATGTCTTCCGTCATTCTCCCACATGTCCCAGGCTCCCTTTGCAAAGGGAATTAGTATATTGGCCGGTCCTCTGTATTCTGCCAACAGGCAGCAGGTGAAGAATAGTCGTTCTGCGAAAGGGCGAAGATTAAAGGGGAAGCGCCGGTATCTCAGTGCGGTCCTGAATATATCAGCCATGTCGTTATAATCTTCCGACGAAGCCTTATAGCCAAATGCCTCTGGCTCAGCCTTCAACAAGCTCTTTTTGTCCATCCGCCTGAGAGCATAAAGCATATTGTTAATATTTATAACCCAAGAACAATGAGCCTGCGTCGCTTCTTCTATCTCGTCCAGATATTCCGGTTGTAAGTATGCTTCCAGTATCTCCCTACAGAGCTTCAGGCCGTAGGCATCAACTGCTAACCCCCAGGATGCAGATTTCATCCTAAAAACATGAATCCCGTCTATCAAACCATTCTCTTCAATCCTGTCGCAACAGGACTTTGCATACAGTTCCATGCCCCCACACTTCATAATTTTACATATGCTGAAGATGGGTTCCGAGACATACTTCCCCTTCTTTATGTGCTTTAATAAAAGCTCTTTGCTCTCTGTGTCCATTTCTCTCCTTTCACCAGCACGCCTTGTGGATATAGGGGTTATCATCCTCTTCCGGATCATAATACCCAACCTGTACCTGATGGCCGGCTCTTATTGCGTCTACAATGCTCTGCACCTCCCGGAGCGTCCGGGTTTCCTCGCCATCGGCATACTCAGCCAGGGCGCGCCGAAGCTCCGCCATAGGCCCCTGGTATCTCCACTGTCCAATTACGGTTTTAAAAATAATATCCTGCTGCACATTGCCAATAACCAAACCATTAAGGGCGTAATACTTGATAAACCCTTTTACTATCTCATCGTCGGATAACTTTCCGTCTACTAATGCGAACAACCAAGTCTTTATCCCTGCATTCTCCATCTTCATTCCCCTTTTCCGTACCCTAAGATTTTTTCAAATTCTGGAATTACGCTTTCAAAATACACCCAGGTATCAACTTCTTTTACCGAATGTTCGCTCTTGCTCCGCCGGTATTCTCCATATTTCTCCGTCTTAAGATGGTACTCGTTCGCGATCCGACCAACCTTATTTGCTGAAATTCCAAACAATTCCCCTATCTCGCTTGCCGAATACACTTTTCTTTCCGACTTCGGCAGAGGCAGAATCGGCTCTCCGGCTAATGTCTCGGCGGCCTTCGCGGTTAGGATTGTTTTATATGTACCTGAGAGCGTATCTACCTGGGCCAGCTTAAGATATGTCTGCGCCATCCGGGAACGGGCATTCATTTCCATGATGCGGGTACGGTCTTGCGTATCGGCTTTTTCTTTCTGAGGAATACCTTCCCGGATGGTATTCTCCATGTCGTGAAAACGGTTGATATAGCGGGCCGTAAATTCCGTTCCTTTAATTCCAGTCAACTTGTGGGCTGTAAACTCACAACCCTTCTTTGTAATTTTGAAGCAAGGATATTCTTTTCCTCTTTTTATGTATTTACTTTCCTGAAAGAAATCTGACGGCTCAATCTTGAGCCGTGAATCTGACTCCTCATTTTGGAGGAGTGAAAGTTCTTCAACGTATGAGCGAATATCTCTTACTAAATTCTTGTGTTCCTTGCCTAACATCTCCGCTACTTCGCGGCTGTCTAATGTCTGTTCAATTTGTTTGTTCATGCTTCCTCCTCATACACTCACTCTGTAGGCTGCCAGCATCTCCTTTATTACAGATTCATACACCGGCCGCAAATCCTTGTCCGCCTCAATTACTGTCAATTTATTGATAGCATTTATCTGTGTGTTATTGGCTCCTGCATTTGCCGCATTCCCTTTTGCGTTCCTTACTTTCAAATCCAGCCTGCAAGGACGCCTGCGATTAAGACGTTCATAACTCTCCGCCCGCACTGCCCTGTACCGCTCCTGGGAGCTACCTATGTATGGATAGTTGTTGCTTTCAGCAATCATGGAAAGACTTTCATTCACCCATTCACGGAAATTCTTTTCTACTGGCCTGGACAGAGCCTGTGCAATTACCTTCTGATTCTCTTTTACCTGCTCCAATTCTACCGCTTGTCGCTCCTGTTCTTTGGCTTGTCGCTTCTGCTCTAACTCCATGTTGATCATCACTTGTAACTGGGGAGACATTTCCTGCATCCGGAGCGTCATTTCCTTTGCGCCATCTTCCACTTTTGTAAAGTAGTCCCTGGCCGCTTCGCCTTTCTGGTTCTTCTGGGTCATAGAAAGCTTCTTTGCAAAATGGGCGGTCAGTTTAAAATCATCAGCAAAATTTCCCTTTCCTTCACTCTTCATGCAAGAAGAGTAATAATCTTTTCCCTCTTCAGCAAATGGGTTTTCCAATATGTTACTCTTACACCACCGCGCATAATTTCCAGGATTCAATTCCAGAAAGTCATACAACTTCTTTGCCGTCGTCATCCCGTTCTCGTCAATCCCCAGCGCGATCTCGATTGGTGTCAGGTGGGACGTGTCTACTGTTTTCTGATTGATTAAATTGTTCATGCTTCCTCCTTTAGCTTTTTAGTAGTCATTTTGTCTACATTTGAAGCAAAAAAAATATGTTCCCTTTCAACTAAAGATTCAATTCTTAATAAAATACATAACTGCTTAATCTCGTTAGCCTTGAATTGACTTTCATTGTTAACCTTTTTTTGAAAACCAAAATACGAAAGTCCAAGCTGTTCAGCTATCCACGTCCTCTTTAAGCCAGAACGTTTGATTGAATCATTTAGTAAATTAGTGTCTGTCAAGTTATCACCCCTTCCTTTTTTGTAGTCATTTTGTCTACAATCCGTATCATACAGCAATGTTCAAAATTTGTCAACATATTTTTTATTTTTTGTTGAATTTTTTTCTACTTTGTGTTATCATAAATTTGCGGAGGTAGCTAGAATGGAAATAGGACAAATAATAAAAAAACGGCGAGAGAAACTCGGAATGTCTCAAGAAGAACTTGCACAAAAGGTGGGTTACAAGTCCCGCTCATCTATCAATAAAATCGAAGTGGATGGTAGAGGCTTACCCCAATCTAAAATTGCTGCAATAGCAAAAGCTTTAGACACAACACCTGCCTATCTCATGGGTTGGGACAATAATATTGCCCCCATCATCAACGGAACCAAGCATAAGAAATCAGGCGTCACCATCAATGTTCTCGGCCGGGTTGCTGCCGGAACTCCGATAGAGGCCGTTGAAGATATCATAGATACTGAAGAAATTACACAAGAAATGGCTTCTACTGGTGAATTTTTTGGCTTACGAATTGACGGAGATTCCATGGAGCCTAAGATGAGCAAAGGCGATATCGTTATTGTTCGCCAGCAGGATGACGCTGAATCTGGTGATACTGTTATTGTGTCAATTAACGGTACTGATGCTACTTGCAAACGCCTGAGAAAGTACCGTGATGGAATAGAGCTTATTTCTACTAACCCTAGTTATGAACCAATGTTTTTTTCGAACAAAGATATTGTGAATAAACCTGTAAAAATTATCGGTAAAGTTGTTGAGCTAAGATGTAAATTTTAATTACGATTAATATATCCAATGGTTATTAGAAAAGTTCAGGGAGGACACCGCATGAAATTCGGAATGAGAAAAGTAAGCCCTATGAAGTCCTTTAAGGCCAGAACCACCGGCCGGGCCAAAAGGGCGATTAAGAAAGCGATTATCCCAGGATACGGCAAGAAGGGCATGGGCTGGCTGAAGAACCCGAAGAAGGCCGCCTATAATAATATCTACAAAAAGACTACTTTCAGTCTATTTGATTTATTTAAGTAATTTAGATTAAATAGCCTCTGGCATTTAATAAAAATGGCACAGCCAAAACTAAGGAGGGTTTATGAAAAAGCACTTTATTATTTTCCCCTTGCTTGCGCTTTCATTAACAGCATGTAGTAATGGGGTTTCGCAGAATGAGTATAATAGGCTGAAGTCGGAATATGAAATTCTGAAAGAAAAAAACACAGAAATGGAATCTGAATATGCGGAAGTATTACAGCAATCAGATGAAAATAGTTCATCCTCCCTTAGTCAATCCGATACTTCCTTCGATAAAGTTGCGAACTATGCATATTCAAATCTTATAGGGAGTACTGTGACTGGGGTTCGTGTTGATGGGCAGAAGTTATTATATATAACCACCTTATCAGGTGCCGATTCCAAAGTTGTTGGAAGTCAAATTGATGAATTATTGAACCAATACTGGTTTGATTATGACCATGTCTTATGGACACAATACGTAGGGGATGCCCCCAGGATTACTATTTGGTGCGATAAAGATAGAAACTCGGTACTATCTCATGTCTGGGATGAAAAAAATGAAGAGGCTTCTGAATCCGAAAACGAAACCACTGAGAGCATGAAGAGTGATACAGAATCGGAATCGCAACCAGAAACATTTAGCTTTACTCCAGGAAGCTATCTGGTTGGGAAGGATATTCCATCTGGAGTTTATAATGTTGTCAAAGAAGATGGAATTGGGAGTCTGACCGTAAGAGACAAAAATGACCACTTAAAGGAAATAGTAAGGGATTCTTATAATAATTTAAAATTAGAATCCGATTACACTTTTGAAATCAGTACGAGTGCGAAGTACTCTTTAATAGCAACCGAGCAATAAGCAAAAAGCCCCAGGAGCTGAAAACTCCTAGAGCTTTTAAATAATCCGTACCGGCTGCGCCGATACAATGTATCCTGAACAAATATATTGTATCATCCAGGCGCCAAACTTTCAACCGGTATGGCGTCTTTTTTGTACCCATTTTAAGGAGGATGATACTATGGCAAGCATAAGAAAACGCGGAGAATCCTATCAGGTCACCGTCAGCAACGGCCGCCGGGCCGATGGAACACAAATCATAGAAACCAATACCTACACCCCGGAACCGGGCATGACAAAGAAACAAATAGAAAAGAAGCTGAATGAATTTGTCGTGGACTTTGAAAGAGACGTAAAGGCCGGAAAGAATGTAAAAGGGGAACGGATGACTCTTCAGCAGCTCTCCGAACTGTTCTTAAAAGACATGGCGCCACCAGTCCTGGAGAAGACCACTCTCCACGGGTATAAGCGCAGTCTGGAACTCCGCATCGTCCCCAGAATCGGCCATGTTAAACTAAAAGATGTCAACGCACGGCTTTTGAAAGATTATGCAAGCAAGCTCCGTGAAGACGGAACCCGGCAGGATGGAAAAAAAGGGAGCCTATCTGACTCCACTATCTCTAAGGACATGGCAATTGTCAGCTCCATGCTCTCCTATGCCGTCGGTGAGGGTTATATCCCACTCAATCCCATCATCTATTCCGGCAAACAAAAAGGCCGCAAAAAAGCCCGTAAAGAATACAGGGTGAACTACTTTACCATCGAGCAGACAAAATGGTTTCTGTGGGCGCTGGATAATGTCATAGAGGTAAAAAGGAAGTCACATGACCGAATTGACGACACTGGAAAGCCCTATCATGTCCCTGAATACACGCAGAAATGGAAACTACCCCTAAAATGGCGCACATATTTTTACCTTGCCCTTTTTACGGGTGACCGCCGGGGAGAGAACGTGGCCTTAACCTGGAATGATTTGAATTTTGATACCGGAGAAGTAAGAATAGAAAAAGCCACTGCTTACGCTGCGAAAGAAACCTATCAAAAGGATACGAAAACGCATTCCTCCCGGGTTGATGTGGTTCCGCCAATCGTCATGAATGCTGCCAGGAAACTAAAGACAGAGCAGAAACAAGAATCCTTAAAGCTGGGGGACGCCTGGATCGGCTACAAGGGAAAAGACTTCGATAAAAATTTTGTCTTCACCCAATGGAACGGAAAGCAAATTAATTTGTACAGTCCTTACCGTGAATTTAAGCGCATCATCAGAATTTACAACGAAAACGTTGCAAAGGATGAATCTGAGAAAATCCCTTCAGACGCAACAATGCATGGATTAAGACACACTGCTGCATCCATCCTGATTTCCAACAACATGGACCCTAGTTCAGTCGCCGGTGTCCTGGGCCATGCCGATCCCACAACGACGCTAAATATATACTCCTATTTCTTCAAATCAAAGAATCAGGAAGCCGCAAATATTATGGAAAATATCCTTGTGAAAACGTCTTAATTTTCGCGTTAGTCAAATGTTAGTCATTTCAAGAAAGCCGCCCCTCCACAGGGCGGTTTTCTTTCGCTATTAAGCAAACAAAAAAGCCGAAACCCCTTGCTTTTACAAGGAATTTCGACTTCTTACCATACAGCTCCCGGCCGGACTCGAACCGGCGACCTACGCATTACGAATCGAAAATTTCAGGTAATGCAATTTTATGCCGCGCCCGGAAACCATTGATATTATTAGGTTTTTCGGATTTCACTTTTGTTCTCGTGATGGCTCAAAAGGTCACTTTTTGAAAGTTTGTTAGTCAAACGTTAGTCAAATTTCTATTGGTTTGATTGCTCCTGGTCGCCTGCATCCTCTATAAATTCAACTATATCTTTTATCTCACATTTCAAAATTCTGCAAAGTTTTTCAGCCGTTAACATGGTAATATTGGCGTTGTTTTTCAAGTTGTGGATTGTCTTCTTGTCAATCCCTTTCTTGATAAGCTGATATGTCGTAATATCCTTTTTCTGCATCGTTTCCCATAACGGCCTATAACTAATCATCTTTACACCTCTCTTGCACTTACTATACTTTGCAACAGAGGGCTTGAATATACTGATTATATTCAGTATAATAAGCCTTATTATTTCCATTATTTACCAGCGTCATCACTGTACCAGAGTAGTATGATAAAGTTATAAGGAGAGGGGGGATTGAGATGAAAAAAAGGAACCGATTTAAGCTTGATATCCTATATTACCTGTCTGCTATCGACCTTGCGTTAACTGGCTTTGCATTTACTGTCAGGTATGTTGTAAAGCATCGAAGG